TTCTGCTTACGCAGCCTTGCAGTGTTTTACCCTTTCGCAGACAGGCATCCTACATAGCCGTCATGGACCGCTTTTGGAGACCTCTTAGCGCATTTTCAGACCAAACAGGCTCATTGTGGGGCATACCCCCAATTTATAGTGGTGTCTGTGGAGATGAAAGGATCAACAGAGGGAGCAACAAGCTGGGTAGGCGCGTGGGGAGCGAAAGAGAAGATTTGCAGATATCCACAAATATCCACAGGGTGAACTACCTGCCCCGGACACATGAAACTACCTGCAACTACTTGCTTCCATATTAAGGCGTACCCGGAAGTACGATGAAGCGTACCCGGAAGTACGATGAAGCGTACCCGGAAGTACGATGAAGCGTACCCGGAAGTACGATGAAGCGTACGAACCCTGTGAAAATGAAGGAAAAACCAGTAAAGACTATTCGCCTGAAGAAAAACCCCAATTTCTTTTTCTTTTACGCAATACACCCAGATCAGTGTCTTCGACGCCCTTCGTTTCCGCCGTGACGAAGGGGATAAAATGGAGACCCTTGAGGGGAGGCCCTATTTCTAGTCCTTCCGATCGCGCTATAGCGTTCAATTCAGGCCATGCCACCTTGAACATCTCGATCGCCGTAGCCATTCGTGCCCTCATCCGGCGCGTATTGCTGTCGGCTTGCCAAAGCTGCTCACGCAACATAGGCCAGGGAATCACCAAAGTCGATCTCGCATCACTACACCGACGATGCAGGTACAGAACGAAGTCCTGCATCTGGGGCTTTTTATGGAGAGCCCGAAGTAACGGCCACAAGAATGGCACATGACGCTTACTGAACTCTGCAAAAAAATCGGCCCCAAAGCGTACACCTGGAGGCCCATCGTCGATCCCAGAGCATTTCGCGCCCTTTGGAAGCTGCGCATGAGCGATGATCGTCGTTATATTTCGACGCGTACCGCCCTCCACCACAACCGCTAGTCCAGAAAGCCGATTAAGTGACTCGCGCAGGAGAATATAACTTTTTCCGCCCACCGAAAGACTAAGATCGTCAAAAAAAGATCGTGCCATAGGAAGCGGCACAAACGGATCATTTCGCTTGATGGCCAGGTCAATGCACCAATGAAGAAAGGTGCGATCAGAACCAAATGCCATCGGCACGCGGTCGCCGTTCGCATCCTTCCCTAGTGCATAAAATGTGGTGCGTTCAAAGCCGCGCGCCGTCCTTGCGGTCCTCACAATCTCCGTCTGATCAGTCGGTTTGTACGGAAGTCCAGAGAGAACCAACATAGTCGACATCTGCACGATTTCACGAGCCTCCCCAGCATTACGATGCTTCCGCTGGGTCAACATATCCTCAAAAAGTTTTGCTCGTGCGATCTTCGCCTCGCTGCCATAGTTGCTACTTTTGCTTGGATCTCTACGCAAACGCTCACCTCTGGTAACTCGTCGAGATATTACTCCATAATGTCGGCTACAACACATAAAAATTAACGATCAAGGCAACCAAACGTGTCATGCGAGCGTCGCGAAACCTACCCCTTCCCCAGTTTCTTCAAATGCGCAGCGAGGGCGGCTTTGACGACTTCGGTCTTGTCCAGGCCTCGCTCGCGCTTCAGCTCGTCGAGCTTCTGGTGGAGGCTCATCGGCAACCGACAACTGAACGGAATCAGATAATCCTGCTCGGGGATCGCCAGAGAACGCGATTCCTGAGGCTCAGGGGCCGCAGGAACGATTTCTACAGGGCGCGGGGTGGGTAAGGTGGTTTTGAGGTCGTGGAGGTCTACAGCGACGATGGAGGCGCGTTGGTGAGCCATTGGAGGATGTCCTTTGCTAGATTGGTGTATTCAGCGGTTGCAAGGTGACGAGGACCGGCATAGTCCAGAATGGTCTTGCCGGAACCCGAGACTTCGGTGATAAGCGTGCGGCGGCCGATCGTAGTGGGCAGAACGACGGCGCCGGGGATCGAGGCGAAGAGCGCGGCGGCGGCGGCGGCGGCCTGGGCACCCAGCCGGTTGTGCTGCACGGCGTTGAGGACGATGGCCGTCTTCGTCTCCGGAGCTTTGGTCTCGCGCAGAAAGTTCACAAACGACGTGGCTGCCGAATAGTCCAGCGAGGATGGCATCAGCGGCACGAGGATGCCATCCGATCGAGCGATGAAGTTACGCACTTGTCTTCCCGCGCGGGCATCTCCTTCCATGCCAGGAGGACAGTCCACAAACACCAGCTCGTAGTTGTCTTGCAGAGAGGCCTCTGCGGACGCGGGATCTGCGACGCGGAAAGGAAGGTTGCCTTCTCCCTGGGCGCGAGACCAGCGCAAGGCACTCCTCTGCGGATCGGCGTCGATGACCAGCACGCTGTAGCCAATTTTGGTGAAGACGCCGGCCAGGTTCATGGCTGTCGTCGTCTTGCCGCAGCCGCCTTTTTGATTTGCGATGGTGATTTGTAGAGACATATATGCGACTATACACTCATACAGCTATACAGATGTGCGTCTGTATAGCTGTATGTATATACTTACTCAATGGAGGAGGTAGCGAGGATATGGAAGCGAAGAAGGTAACCGAGTTGAAGTGTGCTTCGTGCGGCAAGATTGCGCCGTTGGATGAGTTTTACCCAAAGGGACACGCTCGATGCCCACAGTGCGGTTCGCGCGGACACTTTATATTCATTTCGACAGGACCTTGCGGTAATCCCCCAGCTTCGTTAGGCTGATTTCGTTGAGGTGTGAGGATGGCGCGACCGCTTTCGTGGCTTCCACGGCTGCACGAGATTCGCCAATCGGTAGCGAACTCCGTGCGATCCCACTACAGCCGCGCCGAGCTGCAAGTTCTCTTCCAACTCCAGCTTCGCGAGGCTGCCCGGTTGCTGGAAGCCCTGCCAACCACCCTGGTAGGCACCAGCAAACTCGTCGCCCGCGAGACGCTGGGAGCCTTCCTGGACCGCGTGAACGATGCCGAGGATGTGCCGGCGCTCATGAAGACAATCCGCGCAGAGAAGGGAACGGTCTCGCGCCGGCGGCTGCGTCACCTGGTCCAGCGCGACTACGACCCCATGACGATCTACGGGATTCCTGAGACGTTGAAGCTCAAACGCGGGCATCTGGAGATCAATTTCGAGACGATGGAGTCGCTCAGCGAGACGTTGGTGTCACTGGCAAAGATCCTGGAGGATGACCTGGATGAATTCGGGCGGCTCTACGAGCCTCGAAACGTGATAGAGAAAGACGAGAGCGCGGAAGAGGTTCGTGCGCTGTTCGAACAACTGGAAGAGATGAAAGCAGCTAAGACCTGAACATCAGTTGGCATCCTGAAGTTTACGGGCTGCGGCGAGGACCGCGCGGACGCAGAAATTGTTGCGGGAATAGGTGATCTCCCGGTCGCGCGCGTCTTTCGTTGCCGCTTGCTCGATCTCTCGGAATTGCTCTTGCGTCACGCGGAGCTTGTGTTCGCGATAGATCGGACCGACACCCCCAGTTTTAAGTTGTTTTTTTTTCTTCATAGCCCCATTATGGGCTCATGAGTACGGCCTCTGTCAACCTCGAAATTCCACTGACGCCTCCGAGTGGGAATCATTACAAGACTCCCACCAATCGGTTTCGGTCTGACGGACGCCGTGTGTTCACGCTCACTCCGGAAGCAAAAGCATGGTACGACGCGGTGGCGACGTTCGCACGCGGACAGAGCGTTGCAGGAGATCGGCTGCGGGTGGAGTTTTGTGTGTACCTGGGCAAAGGCGAGCGCGGCGATGTCGATAATTTTTGCAAGTGCATTCTCGATGGCCTCGTGAAAGCGCATGTGATCGAGACTGACGATTCCGTCGTGGAGATGCACATTTACAAAGATCGGGACCGTGAGAACCCACGTACAGAGATTTTGATTACGGAGGCGAAGGTTTATGCCCAGAGCTAACTATGATGAACTTCCCCTCTACTGCCTGATGTGTACCGCGCTAGTGCCAGATGAGCGGCGGCGGTTCAAAGCGATCACATGCAGCGAAGCATGTGCCACGCTGCGCAAAAACATGATCCGATCCAGAGCGGATAAGGGAGCGTGCCGCTACTGCCGCAAGCCCAGCACGCCGGAACAGCGCGCGGCATTCCTGCGATTCAGCAAGCTCGAAAAGAAGCAACCGGAGCTGCTATATCCGGACGAATATAAGCAGTACCTCGAAATCGACGACGTACCAATGCCCGCAAAGTTTCTCGATTGGATGAGGAGCCGCAGGGAAGCGGAGGAGGCCGCAGGCAATGAGTAAAGAATCCGATATTCAAGCGTTGGGAACCCTGCATCGCGCAGTCGATTACCTCAGAAGCCAATTCGACATCAAGATGAGCCGCGACGAGGCTGTCGTTCACTTCCAGGCAAGGGGAATCCTCATTGCATGCGCTGACGCGATCTTTACCGCACGAGGTTATCCCAGCATTCAAACAACGCCGGAGGCTGCTGATGTGCTCTGACACGCCACCTGTCCGGTATACGATTGTGGGGCATATCCCCAAAGACACCCAGTGCGAGATCGTGAACCCGCGCGGGGCGAACCAGCGGAACGTGCAGGTGCGGTTCGACGACGGCAACACGGCGATCGTCGATCGGCGCAGCCTGCGGCAAGCGAAGCAACCAACCAAAGGAGAATCGAATGGGAATGTTTGACGCAAGGCAAAACGAGATCAAGGTGGGCGACACCGTCATGCTGGAGATCATTTCGAAGAGTGTGGTGGGGGAGATCCGCGACATCGAGAATGGCGGGATCATCACCGGCATCAACCGCAAGGATCACGGCATGGTAGCCAGCATGGGATTCGTTACGGTGTTGGTGGCGTTCAAGATCGCGGTCAATCCCGAGCAGCCGATCATCAGCAACATGCATAAACTCCACACCGACGGGGACGGCAAGCCGAGGCTTATGCAATAAGTTCACAATTTTTGATTGCAAACGCGTCCGGCCTGGCGTAGCGTGCTGGAGAGCAGCCCTTACAGCACCATGAGCACCTAGAGAGGAAACGTACATGAGCGCAGGAGCACTTTACCGGGCGAATCCAGCCGCCACACTCGCAGGCGGCGTCACAACAGCGCAGCTATTCGCAAACCGACAAACCCCCGCACTCCCCGCAACCATCAACGTGCTCGGTGCCGGCCGGCTGGAGCAGCAGCTCTGGAAGGTGAGGGGATCCGGAAGCGTCACCACCGGAACCACCGCCACCATCACCCCCACCCTCTACGTCGCCAAGGTTATCCCGGGAACGCCCTTCACGGCAGCCAACTGGACACTTCTGGGAGCGGGTACCGCAGTCAGCCTCGCCAGCATCACCGCTCCCTGGGAGATTGATTCCGATCTCATGTTCGAGAGCATCGGAGGCACCCTGCAGGGTACCTTCAAATCCCTCATCAACAATTCCGCCACGGCCAGCGCTGCGATCACAAACCGGCTCACCGGATTGAATGGTACGAGCAACACCATCACTCAACCGGGATCTGTGGTTGTGGTTGCCGCCGAGCCCGTGTTCTACATCGCAGTCGGATTGACGTTCAGCGCCGCCAACGCCGGCAACAGCGCAACTCTCGGAGACTTCAGCCTCTTGCCTGCAGGCTCCTAACGAGATGACCGCCGCGCTCGGCTCTTCAACATCAGGTAGAGGCTCTTCGGAGACCAAATCCTGTGCGAAGCGCCGAGCCGGATGGTCATAAAGTTTGCGGTGCCAGCGAAGTGGGCCATCCGTCACGAACGACGTGGAAGTTCGTATTTGGATTCTGGCGCTGCAATGCATTTTGAGAGGATCACACGATGAAAGATGGGAAAAAAGAAGCGGCGATGAAGCACATGGGCGAAGTAGAAGAGAAAAAGCCCAAAGCTGAAAAGCGCCACGTCCACAAGATCAGTTTCGAGCGTGCGCGGGGTGGTGGTTTTACAGTTCACAAGGAAATGCGCGGTGGGAAGCCCGAAGAACAGCATGAGAATCATCACACATCGATCGCGTCGACCAAAGACGCTGCCCATGACCATCTTGATGAAGCCATGGGCGACCAGCCAGATGAGGGCGAAGCCGATCCGAATGCAGAGCCAGCGCCGCCAGCTCCCGATCCAGCGGCCGCAGCAGGCGCAGGCGCACCGCCGATGCCAGGAGCAGGCCAGTAGACCATGAGCCAGAATATCAACGGAATCCCGGTCATCTGCGCAGAAGAAGACGATATCTGTCACCTTTGCGACAAGGTAGCCGAATGCCGTCCCTACGGTCCTGGCGGTAAACGAATCTGTTTCGATTGCGCGATGAAAGATCGCGCCGAAACGAGACGGCAGATGAATCAAAAGCTGTTCGGCGAAAAGCCCGCAAATTGAGGAACTCAATGGAAAAGGACAAGTACCCTCCCGGCTTGCACCATGCGTTGAGCCACATGAGAAAAGGTGGGCTGCATCGTGCGCTGGGAGTGCCCGAGGGGGAGCCGATCCCAGCGGCGAAGCTCGCAGCCGCCAAGAAATCCGAAGATCCGCACGTCGCAAAAATGGCACACTTCGCCGAGACCTTAGAGGGGTTCCATCATGGCGGCGAAAAAGGCAAAAAGTAAGCTCGTCGAGGAAGAAATCGACCTCGTTCGCATCACTCGCGATGACGAGTACAAGAATCGGCTTCGCTGGCGGGCGCAAACCGATCTGTACTGGCTGGCAACCAAGGTACTCGTCGAACAGGACGGCTCCCCCTGCTATCCCAACATCACCGAAGAGACTCATCGCGAGGTTGCCGCATTCTTCGTGCGCAAAAACCCCGCGCGGCCGATCCAGGATCAGGACGATGTGAAGCAGCGGCTCCTCCTGATGCCGCGAGGAACGTTCAAAACCACGTTCAACATCGTGGATGCCGTGCAATGGATCCTCGCCTTCCCCGACATCGCCATGCTCGTGCTGACCGCAGCTAACACAGACGATAGCCCGCTGGCCGATGTGTTCGTGGAAGAGGTTGCACGGCACTTCCTCTCGCTCGCAGAGCGGGATACCAAGCCCCTCCACCTGCTTTTCCCCGAGTACGTCATCACCAAGATGCCAAAAAAGGGTTGGTTCGTCACGCCGGCACGCAAAAAGTACCGGCGTGATGCAACGCTCATGGGCACGTCGATCGAGAGCAGCTTATCCGGCTGGCATTTCGACGTCATCAAGCTCGAAGACATCCAGGACAACCGCAACTCGCAGACCAGCTTTCAGATCAACAAGGTCAAGACCAACATGTTCATCAACCTCAAGATGCTCATGAGCTGGGGATACCGCGAGATGACGGGCACGCGTTACGGCCCGATGGATGTATACGGCCTGGTGATCGAGCGGTTGAACGCCAAAATCGGTAAGGTACTCTGGAAACCGGCCATGAGAGTGAAGGAGCGGGTGTGGAAAGAGCGCCCTAAGCTCGTTGCGCGTGCAGAGGATTACAGCTATCTCTTCGAGACGCTCGAGGAGAACGACTGGGAGCTGTTCTTTCCGGAATTCCTGCCCTACGAAACCCTCATGTCCAACCGCGACGAGAACGAGCATTCGTTCATGACGCAACAGATGAACGTCGCGACGGGCGGATTCAAACCGATCTTCCCGAAAGAGAAGCTACTCACCGCGACGATCGACGAGGAGAAGCTTCCCATCACCGGCACCGTCCATATCGCATGGCGGCTGGAGTTGGGCAGCAGCGACGTGGTGGCCGGCGCATGCGGCGTGCAGCACGACAACCGGATGTACGTCGTTGACGTGGAGAAGGGGAGCTGGACACCCACCACCCAGGCGCTCAAGATCGTGAAGATGGCGAAGCGGAACGGATGCCATAAGGTATCGATCGAGGAGACACCTGGGGCACGCTTCAACGAGACCGCCATCCGCAACGAGGCTCTGCGGCAGAACTGGGATTTCTCGATCACATGGACGCCCTACCAGAATGACGACAAGGAGCGGGCGCTGCGGATCAAGAGCTGCGAACCTATCCTCGCCTACGATCGCCTGTTTTTCTCGCGTGACATCCGGATCATCCGCGAAGTCCACCGCCAGCTCTACCACTACGGCATGATCGACGAGACCGAAATCGCCGATGTGATCTCGCGGGTGTGCAGCCACCTGCCCAAGATGATTGGTGATGTGGAGGCCTCCAGCTATGAAGATCCTTTGCTGTGGGAGCAGATCCAACAGCGGGCACAGCGAGAGCGTGTGTTCACCTCGAACAATATCCCGCCCGAAATGGCAGAGATCAGCCAGGAAGAACGCGAGGCGGCTGATGTAGAGTGGGAACCACCAGCTAACAACGATGGACTCGAAGAGATGATGCCAGGGCTAACCGGATGAGCATAGGCGCGGACGGAAGAACAGAAACCATTACCGGCGAATTGCCCGTGCAGGATGTCAACGCGCACGACAAGATCGAACGCACGGAGATCCAACTTCAAGGCTCGAAGCTCGATCCGAAGTATACGGATGATGGCGCGTGCAAGCTGGTAGTGCAGGACGCGGCAAAGGCTGCCGAGTATCTGAATAATAAACAGTGGGCGGCTCACTGGCGTGAGAACACGAATCTATATCAATCGCCGCGCACCTATCGCGTATGGAACGATGGAGCGAGTGTAAGTCGCTTCACCGTGGCCAACATTGTCAATTCGCTTGTGCAGCCCATGCAGAGCGGGATCTTCTACGAGACACCGCCGTTCCAGATCCGGCCGAGGCCTTCGACCAAAGAAGAGACTGCCCAAGCCAAACAGATCCTCTACGGAGCACAGCTCGACGACATCGACTTCGAGGATACCTGCGTCGACTCGCTGGAAGAGATGGTGCTGCAGGGCACCGTTATCTGTAAAGCCGGCTGGGAAACGTATAGCGCGATCCGCAAGCGGTTTCTGCGGAAGAAGCAGCCGCTGACCGTCAATATGCCATTAGGCCAACCCCCGCTCACTATCAACACCAAAGAGAGCGATGAATTTGAAGTGACGCCGGTACCGATCACGAAGAGCCGGCCATTCTTCCAAAAGTGCGAACTCGGCACCATTCTGATTGATCCGAAGTGGAAGCACCCTAATCGGCTGCATAAAAAAGCGAAATATCTTGTCGAGGTTTCGTACCCCACCTTCAATGACTTGGATGAGCTGCGCCAGCAAGCCATGTACGACCATACCGGCAAAAAGGTCGCTGGCTATGACATCCCCTCAGAAGAACAGCTCAAAGAGTATTTTTTCCAGCATGAAACCAATGCGGAGACTGTTACCGATATCCAGGCGCGGTTGGCTGCGAATAGCGGCACGATGGCAGCCGTGGGAGACAACGAGAAGACTTCCGCCGATCCGCTTGAAAATCCGATCAAGATGCTGGAACGGTGGGACCGCACTTATGTAAAAACTGTCCTCGTCACAGAGGGAAGCGAGAAGGTTGTCCTCATCCGCAATGAGGAACACATGCTGCCGTGCATCCCTTACTTCGCGGCAAACTTCTGGAACATCCCCGGCAGCGGGTACGGGCTCGGAGTCGGGAGGCTGGCCGGCGACGATCAGAGAATTGAAAAAGGAACCATCGAAGCCGTACTCAACCTTTTGGCGTTCATCGTCAATCCGCAGTGGGTTCGCGATCGGGGAGCCAACGCGCCGACCCAGGCGATCCGACAGAGGCTTGGCGGGATCATCGATGTGGACGCACCAGCGGGCCGACCGGCCAAGGAAGCCTTTAGCCTGGTCGAGCAGCCAAAGGTCGATCCCTCCCTGTTCGCCGTGCTACAGGAGGCCGGCCAGAACGCCCAGAGCGTCACAGGAGCCGACGAAGCCTTCACTCAGGGGAGTTTGCCTGGCAAGGGCGGATCGAGCGCAGCAAGGACCGCTACAGGCGCAGGCGGCATCATCAGCGCGAACGCTGCCAAGATCGAAGGGCCGGTAGGGCATTTTGTGCGGGGCATCCTGCTTCCGTTTATCGAGATGCTCGACGAGATGGACAAGGAGCGCCTGCCACTGAGCGAGATCCATCGGATTCTCGGGCAAGAGATGGGCGACAACTACAAGCTCGATGTCGATGACTTCATGACCTCCGAGGATCAATTCGAGGTCCTGGCCGGAGCCCACCTGGCAGCGAAGAAAGCGATGGCGCAAATCCTGCCGATGCTCATCCAGATGCTCGATAATCCGCAGTTGCTCCCCACGCTCAATCGCATGGGCTGGACAATCGACGTGAAGGAGCTGCTCGAGATGGTGTACGAGATGACGGAATGGAAGAACGGCCGTCAGGTAATCCGCAAGATAACTGCACAGGAAAAGCAGGAGTTCGCCGCCAGCAACCCGGCCCAACAGAAGGTTCAGGGCGAGGTTGCAAAGATCGGAGCCAAACACCAGGCCGCCGCCGCCGAGATCGACCAGAAGGCGGAGGCGAATCTCGCGACCCAGCTAACAACCATTCCGATGGAGTATGCCGAACGGCACAACGAACGCGCAGCCGACGAGGCCGCGCTGAACACAGGACCGGAGGAGTAAATGTCAAAGACGAACAAGTCTGAGGCGTTGAAGCGTGTGCCGATCCGCTCGGTCGAAGAGACCGTCGATCAAGCTATGGGATATCTGCCCATAGGTCTCGATCTGACGCAGCTAGAAAACAGAATTAAGATGAGAAATTGGATGGTGCGCATTTGTGAGATCGTCCTGCAGAATAATGCTGAGGCCATTGGCAAAGCTGCTCAAAATGCTGTACAGGAAGCGCTGGCGCTGGCTATCAACCCGGACTACTACGCCGAGCGAAAGAAGCGATTGGTGAAACGTAAAGCTAGGTACGCGCTGATGCAAAATATACAAAAACCGAAGACGCGGGCACAGATAGACTTCGACCGCCTAACCGATGCGCCGGTGAAAATGTAATGAGCATCCGCAAAGGCCGTACCCTCCGCAGTGTGCTCAATTTCCTCCAAGGCAATCGTGCCGACGGCAAAGTGACGCGGCAGCCGAACACGGCAGGCCTGCGGAGCAAACTGAGCAAGATGCAGCAGGGGCATCTCTACCAGCTGAGCGAACAGCCCGGATACCAGGTGTTGCTCGATGTGATCGAGATGGCGTGCGTAGAGCAGGATACAAAGCTCATCAATGCGGACCCGGCCCAACCGGAAACGGTGCTAAGCGAACACCGCATGTCCAAAGCGTTTTGGCAGATTTTTGTAGCAATTCAAAAGAAAGTAGAGTATGAACGAGAAGAGTTCCTTGCTATCCGTATGAAGGAAAATGCCCCTGAAGCCGTGCCCGATGAGGAAACGGATCAGGAAATTTTAGGGTTGTAAACTCACCGAATTGGAGAGCCGAACTATGGCAGTGACTTGGCGTAATAACGGGGAAAAAACCGAAGAGGGCGATTACATTGTCGATGTCGATCCAGAGAACGGCACACCGGTCCAGACCTTCCGGGCAAAGACTCGCAAAGAGATGGCCGATGCCCTGGGTGCCGCCCAATTCTCAGCCACACGCACGATTGACGCTCTCAAGAAAGAGCGCACTCCAGATCCGGCGCACGTCACGGCCAGAATCGAGCCGAAACCGCTCAGCGCCGATGAGCGGATGCAGCTCTCACGAGATCTCATCGATCCAGCCAAGGCCGACAGCGTCGTCAAACGAATCGCCGAATCCGTCTATGGAGATCTCACCATTGTTGCCCAGCGGGAGAATGCAAGGGCAGAAGAGGAGGAAAGGCAGCGTGCGATCGACGAGACGAATCAATTTGTCGCCGCGACTCCAGATTGGCACCCCACCTCGAAGAACAAGACGGAAGTCTTCAATTACATCGAGGGAAACCAACTGGCGATCACCGCGAAGAATATGGGCATCGCATGGGATCTGTTGAAGAGCACAGGCAATGCGGATCTGAAGCCGGTGACGCCGGAAGGCGAAGTGACTCCGGTACCATTGCCACCGCCCAACGGAACGAGGCCGAGACTAGCAGGATTTTCTACGGGTATCCGCGAGGGTGATATCAATGGCACACCACCAACACCCGGCACGAAAAAGAAATACACTTGGGCGGACGTGGACAAGATGGGCGACCGTGAGTATCAGCGGCGGTTGAAAGAAGAACCGGGGTTCTTCCAGGCTATGAACGAGCTGGGACCACGAAAGTAAGACGGCATGGGGTAGCAAGCGTTTCGGATTGAAACGCCCCGAGGCAACAAAATATGCAGGGGCGAGGTAACACCATGAAAAGGATCTCTCACTCAAGCCAGTACCGCGGAGTCGATCCGCTTGCATTGGCCGTCGCAAAACTACTCCAACCGTTTTTATTTGTGATTCGCGCATGGGCGCTTCTCATCCTGATGCTGGGAACGTCCGGCTATGCGGCGGCGCAGCAACTGGCACCGTACACCGCTCACATCGTGAGCTGTGGCCAAGGCGTCTATATCGCCTTCGCCTGCACCAACGATGCGACCCAGCCACAATTCAGCGCTGGATACAGTCCCTCCAGCATGAATACCGGCAATCTGCCGCAGGCGCTGGTAAATCATTACGACAATAAATTTATCAAGAACCTCAAGGCCAATACGCCCTACATCCGCGTGAGCAGCCGCCGTGAGCTTCCTGAAAATTCCGGTGTGAACAATGTCCTGTTCATGTATGAGCCTTTCGGCGCGAACATTAGCCAGGCTGCAGAGGGAACGGTCGGCAGCGGTATCGTGATCACCGTTTTGTCGAACCAGTCGACGATCGGCAACTATGCCGATTACATCAACTATTCGCGGCTCAGCTTGCAAACCGCGATCGATCCGGCACTCGAGAACGGCGCGACGGAAATGGCCTATCGGTTGGCCTTGTCGCTTTCGACACTGGCCAAGAACACAGCGGACGGCGCCAGCAATATCGATTCGAGTGTGGCGATCGAGAATGCATACACGGTGCCACTGGCCAAGAACAACATCACCACGGCCGTGGCCTCCATGCGTGGCCGGAACATCATGCCGATGGAAAATCAGAAGTTCTGTGGGATCATGCACAGCTTCCCGTGGGGCGACCTCCTGAATGACAACACCAACAACAGCTTTACGGACATCCTCAAGCACACCATCGAAGGGCAGATGAAGCTCGAGGAGCTGCCCGGCAACACGGACGGCGACAGCATCGAGGTGATCGATCTGGCTGGAGTGACCTGGTACGAATCGTCACTGGTGACGATCACGCAAAACTATCTGGGCAACTCTGGCGTAACCGCCTATCGCACCTACATCTTCGGCGACGATGGTCTCATCACTATCAGTCTCGGCAAAGAGCAGGGCTTTGGAGACGGGCGCCGCCAGAATCTCAAGATGATCACCAATCGCTATGGCCTCCGCGATGGCACCGTTGCCGACCCGGTGGGCATGATCGCCGGCAGTTCGGGATACAACGTCAATTTTGTTTCGACGTTGCCCCCCGATGTCACCATGCGGCTGCGCTATATCGATGCACCTAGCTCGATTACTTAGACAAATAACTCAACCAACCGCAACAGTGGCAAAGGCCGGCCGGGAGCCTGAAATCCCGGCAAAGCTTCAGCACCTCAAGGAGTCATGCAATGGCAGACAAAACCGCAGCGCCCGAGATGAGCGAATTTGAAAAACTTGATCTTGAAGAGCGAAAATATCGCCTCGAAGTGTTGAAGGAAAACGTCGCGAAGATCCACGCGGAAAAAGATCAGGCCGCCCGCAACCGCAAGCGCCAGGCGCAGACAGAAGAGACGAACCGGCAGCAGACGAAACTCCAGCAAGATACATGCCCTCATAAGAAGGCCGGAACCGGTGTGAAGGGCGTCTTTGCCGGTGGCGCTCCGGAGTATTCCGTCATCAAGCATACGGAGCCCTGGGGAGAAACCTATGTCATGTGTTCGCGTTGCTACAAGGAATGGCGCGATCCCTATTTCATGCTGAGAAAGATCGATCCGAAGCGCGTCTCCGCCGCGAAGAAGGCCGATCCGAGGGTATACGCCCAGAAGATGAAGGAGTACAAGTGGGCAATCGACCTTCCTACGGACAATAGCCCCAGCGGAGGGGCAATCTTTAACATTCAGCTCGATATGGAATATCAGAGCACCAGCGCTTAGCTGACATAGATGGTTAAAATTTAGCATTTGCGTGAAATTTCACGCGAGATGAAATCAGGAGGCTCATGATGGCAACGAGAAAGACGACGAAGATAATGAAGGCCACAAAGGCAACGAAGCCCGCGAAGGAAACCAAAGCTGCGCGCAAACCGCGCGCATTGAAGGCATCCAAAGCTACCCCTCACACCGTCGGCCAGCCACAGCTGTTCGCTGCTTCAGGACAATCGACGCCAGATCCCCGCAGCCAGAAGGCTCAAATGGAATCTCCTGCAAGCAGCCTCGAGGCACGGATCGACAACATCGTCATCGCGCTGCGGCATCGTGGCATCACGATCGAAGGGGAAACCGTCATGCAGAGCGCAGCCGGACAGCCATTCCGGATCATCAAGCCCGCAGCCCGCAGCGCCAGCCAGGCGAGAGCTGGAAAGAAGTAGCCGAGGATTGCCGTGGCTTCCAGCACCGTAACGTTGCAGAGTGTGGTCGATTACATCTCAACACAGGGCGAACTCAGCCCTGTGTTGCCGGCTGGAGGCTACAGCACCCTGGCGGCGATCGCAAATGCCACCGACGTAATGATCGCGTTGCTCGCGAAGCCCTTCAATTGGAAGTGGAACAGCTTCAACGTGCCGCCGTTCTATACGATCAGCTGGCAGAACGATTATTGGTTTCCGAACCTAACCAACATTGGATGGCTGGAAAACTGCAACGCGGTCGACATCAACAATACCGCCCTTCCGAAGCCGATTTATTACCCAGAATGTGTGCGCGATTTCCCGGTCGATTCGTGGGCCAGCTCACCCCCTGAGCGAGTGTGCTGGCTCTATAACGGGTCGTTAAATGGCAAAGTATGGCCAGGACCCAGTCAGGTCTACACCAACCCGCTCGGCGCTCCACAGACACCGAATAACCCTCCAACAAACATCGTCGACATCAACGGCAATTATTGGATACTGACCACCTACGGCATCACAGCATCTAGCGGAAGCGGACCTGTGCTGGCGGCAAATTCGTGGACAGCTACTTCCACCACCACACAAAATGACGGTTCATGCGTGTGGACGCTCGCCAATCCAACCGGCCAGGGCTTTCGGGTTGGACCGCTGCCTCCGCAACAAGGTGTCGTCTACCAGATGAACGTAGTGGCCCAGGTGAAACCTCCGGCCTTTTCAAATCTGCGACAGTTCATCAGTCCCATTCCGGACGAGTACCAGGGATATTTCCGCGATGGCATGATTGCCTATACCTATCGCAACTCACCCGATCCGCAGATCAAAGCGCAGTTTCCTTTGATGAAACAACAATGGCTGGCAGCGATGATGGATGCGTGCAAGCAAGGCGACCGCGAACGTGATGCCGCGTGCTTTGTACCGCAGAGCAGCATTATGGGTAATGACATGCTGGGCAGTGGATCGATGGGGCCAGCGGACCCCTATAACTGGGCACAGCGCAGAGGGTGGGGGAACTAAATGGCGAGCACGAAGAACATCCTTTCTACCCTCATCTGGACAACTCCCTTCATTCGCTTTCAACCTCTCTTAATCGGCGGCGAGGAACCCGCACTTACTGCCGCGAATATGACGCTGCAGCTTATTCTCGGACCGCCGTTTCAATGGCGCTGGAATCGCAATATTGCCACTTTCGACTGCATCCCTGCTGTGATCGACCCACCCGCTCTCGCGGTGCAGGATTACACCGTCACCATTGACGATTATGGTTTTGAAGAGGTTGCCAGCGTTGCCGATACTACAGGCCTGAACAAAGAGATTACCTTCAAAAAGGTTCTCGCGCTCGATGGCACGAATCCGGACCGCCCTGCATACATCGCGGCGCAGAACGATGATAACCAGGGCGATATCACCTTCCGAATCTCGCCGCCTCCAGACCAGGCCTATGAGGCGACGGTGACCTATCAGAAGAAACCAAGCTTGATTCAATCGTTGGCCGGAACATGGGCACCTATCCCGGATGAATACAGCTACATCTACAACTGGGGATTTCTCACGATGGCGGCCATGCTGGTGAACGATCCGCGTATGCCGGCATACAGTCAGAAATTCGTGGGGCATCTGCTGAGCGCACAGAGCGGACTTACGGAACGGCAGATCAATATCTTCATGAGTACCTACTTGCAGCGCACAGGCCAGGTAACGGTTGCGGGCCTCACTGCACAGCAGGGGGTGACAGCGAGGACGTTCTAAATGAGTGATCCAATGATCCAAGCGGTGTTTATCAGAGGAATCAACGAAGGCCTCGAGCGCGGTGCACAACATTGCGAGTACATCGCAAAACTCGCTTCCAGCGTGAGGGAGACGGACTGCAGTACCGAAGTGCTATATGCGCGCTGGCGAGCGGAGGAACTGCGCAATCTGAAGATCACGAATGGCGTGCTGGGCCCCGTGCTGACCGAAAAGATCACCCACTAACGATTGAGGAACGATGGCAGACGGCTTACAGTCGATGGGAGCGCAGAAGGACCCCAGCAGATCCGCGCCGCTCAACATGTCGACGTATATCTCCGGCCTGATCACCCAGCAGAACCCGATGGCCGGGGGCGCCGTTCCTTATATTCAACAGAAGTTTTATTCTGCGACCCGCTATGACCGGCTGATTGGCGGCGTGAATTGCGAACTCTCGGTGCGGCTGTCGATGGTGCGATCGCCGGGCAGCTCGGTTTATAACTCGCAGAATTTTGGACGCATCAACCGCTGGTGCAGCTTCAAACCGATCGTCAATGGGATCGAAGAGATCCATGTGATGACGGACACGGCGCGGAATGTCTACGATGCCACCGGCCCGAATGGCCAGCTCAACATCTGGAACAAGAGCGCAGGCTCAGGCAAAACACAATTTCAGCCGGTGGGTAATGAACTTTTCTTTGGCAATGGCCTTGATTTACAAAAGTGGGTTCTCAGCGAGCTGATCTGGGAAGCAAGTACGCTCTATGATGGCGCGGCTACGAGCGATACCACGCTGGGCGATTTCATCATCGATCCGAATGGGAACATTCAACAGGCAGTGGGGGGATTCACGCTACTGATCTCCGATGTTTCGATCACCGACAACATCCTCACCCTCACCCTCGATACGTCACAGCTGGCAGATCCTAGCGGAACCCCGACGGGAACGCCCCTTACCACGGGAGGCAATCTTCCAGCCGGCAACAATTTCATCCGGATCTGTGGTGTGGACCCTACCGGCAATGTAACCGAGGCTGGTAATGAGTCTGCCGCTGTCGTAACGACCGGATCTGCTTCGCAGATTGATTGGACGTGGCCTGCACTCAGTGGAGCGGTTGGATATCGCGTATATACGTCCCAAACCTCTGGCGCAGAAACAACATACTTCACTACGGCGAACAACAGTTTTACGCAGACAGCAATCGCATCCACAGCCGAAGGGACGCCCCCCACCCTCAACAGCACCTCCGTCCAGGTACCCGATAATTTATTCCAGATGGCAGGCGTCCAGCTCACGCTTAGCGGTCTTACCGTAGCCACGTTTCTTAATGGCCAAGTGGTTACAATTCTCAGCATCCTGCCAGGCGGCCAGGAGAGCAACCAGATCACCGCCGCCTTTACGCACGCGGATTACACTAGCGCCTCAGACACAGGCCTTGCAGTGAGCGGTACGGGCATTACGGGAACCGCGCAGCCATCATGGGCACAAACACTTTGGGCGGTAACGCAGGACGGCGGTGCGCAGTGGATCAATCGATCCAGCTACGTCCAGAAGTGGGGCATCGCGACACCGGCGGCAGCCCCCACAATTTTTCAATCGCTGGCACCGCCCCTCTATCCAGCATGGCAACCGAATACTACCTATTGGCGTTCGGGATTTATTACGCTGGGCACCGGCGCTCTCCTAAAACTCACCACGTCCGGAATCACTGGAGATACAGCACCGACGTTCAACACCACGGACATTGGAGATACCACCGCAGATGGCACGGCCGTATGGACCTATGAAGGGCCAAGAGTATGGACCGCCGCGACGGACTATTCAAAAGGAGCCTATACAGGGCTTGCAACACCAGGTGGAAATTTCTATGTGTTTCAGGCACAGAATGCAGGGATCTCAGGAAGCAGCCAGACCACATGGACCTATGGGGCCGGAACGCAAATCCAAGATGGAAGCATTGTCTGGGTCTGCCTCGGCATCGCTGCAGATTATGGTTCAAATGTGCAATTCACTCCGTCGCGTAACGTGTCGAGCGCAAATACGATTCTGGATTCCAATGGATATTTGCAACAAGTACAGGACGGCAGTGTATGGTCTAGCGGGAGCAGCCCCCCCCTATGGGGAGCGACGGCCGCTTTTACCGCCGAAACCCTCACCGCGCCTATTACTGGGTTTGAAATTGATAGCGGCGAAGCAATTATTGATTGCAATAATTTCTTTCCAAACCCCTACCCAGGGAACAGCACAACGTTTGCCATCACCGGACTGACCATAGGCACCTATCTGAACGGAAGCTGGCTTATGGCATCCAATACCGGAACGGTCATTTTGATCGAACCGGTTTCGCTTAGCGATATTGGCGCTACCAGCGATAACGGCATCGCGACGTTTATTGAAGCCACCATGTGGCTGAACATCGGGGCGTATGCACCGGTCAGCACGACAGGCCGTTACTATGCCTATGCCTACAAAAACAGCGTGACGCAACACGTTGGATCTGCTTCGCAGCAAAGCGCACTGATTCTTCTTTTGGGAGGTTATAACGCCAACGTGCAGGGCTTCGGAAGCGCCGATCCGCAGGTGGATACGATTGTGATCTATCAGACGGCAGATGGAGGGTCCATTTTGCTCGAGGCGGATGAGATCGCGAACCCAGGCGGAGGCGTGCCGTTTACCTATAACGATGTCATTCCCGATACCGATCTGAATGTACTGGTGCAGGCCGCGATCGGCGGAGCCAACAACCCACCCCCGGCAGGGTTCTTGCCCAGCGCATATCACCTTGGCCGCATCTGGGGATTTGTGGGCAACAAGTTGATTTATTCCGGAGGGCCGGATACGCTGACCGGCAGCGGCAATGAGGCCTTCCCACCCGGCAACTATTTCAACATGCCGGAGGCGCTCACCAAATGCCGATCGACGAGCATAGGGCTGTTGATTTACAGCACCGCCAACGCCTATATCGAGACAGGTCTTGGCACATCGGCTTCGCCGTTCATCGAGCCACCCACTTTTCAAGAAGGGATCGGTTTGCTGAGCTACGATGCCGAGTGCGTGAACGGCAGCACCATGTACATGATGACAAGCTCCAACCGCGTGGTGAGCTGGGACCCCGGCGCCGGCGAGGTCGAGGTAGGATTCTTTATCGGCGATCAGTTCGACGCGGATTTTGACCCTGCCGCAGCCTATCTCACCTTCCATGAAGGATCGAGCGAAGACATGGCGCTCTATGTGGGCGACGGTGCTACGGGCTGGTATCGCATGGGCATCCTTGGAGCGCCCGAGAGTGGAAACGTATGGAGCACGGAGCGCCAGATCGTCGGAGGGTGCGGAGCCATCCAGTCGGTAGAAGTGACACCAGGACAGAAGATGCTCTTGATTGGACCGAACTCCAGCGGGCCAATCCTGCAACGCGATTATTCCACCTATGCCGACAATGGCACGCCCTACCCGATGAATTTGAAGATTGGAAGCCTGTTGCTGTGTCAACCCGGTAGTGAGGCAGAGGTAGAATTTGTGACCCTCGATTCGCTGCTGATTGGGACACGTCCAACTGTAGGGGTACTCCTTGGAGAGCTCAGCGGATATAGCGATTCCCCGGCATTCACGATGTTGCAGGCGACGGCGCGAGATCTTCCGTTGCTGCCAGCCCCACAGACACTCTATAGTGATCGCTATCACATGGCGCAAAACCAGAATCAACAAAGCTGCCGGCACATGCAGCTCATGATCGAGTGGATAGCGGAAGACGAAGCCAATGAACTGCTAACGCACACGGTATACGGGACGCTGCGACCGGAGGCACAATAATGGCAAACAAGCCGCCGACCTACAAATCACCGAAAGCACAAGCCCAGCAGCAGAGTGCCCCTGCACAACCGCAGACGATGGAGCCGGCACAATCCTCGCCGGGCATGAACACCGCTTCTCTGCCCGCACAGCACCCAGCTCCGACGATGCCAACAGATTCCGGAGTGTCCAGCATCATGCAGGGCAGTTTGCCACCCGCCGCATCCGGAGCCGACGTGTATACGAGGCAATTCTATGGCGGCGCGCCGTTGCCGAAGCGGAGATTTCTGCCGGTTGGGTTGGTGCCATGATGGCGGGGAATCTCTTTCAATTCGGACCGTATTGTGTGCGCGAAGCGACGATCGAGGATCACGACTTGATCGCGCAGTGGATTGCCCGCGATCCGGAACATGTGGCCAAGCAGATCCAGCCGGAGTTCTTCTATCGCAATGAGCCGGGAGTCGGCTGCTACCTCCTACTAGACGCGCAGGGGCCGATCTACTTCTGGCGGACCTCCAACGTGGTGCGGCTGGATTCGCAGTTCGGGCCGAGTGATACCCCGGAGCAGCGCGAGCGCAATCGCGAAGCGCTGGTGAGTGGCATGGACTGGCTCGCTGGCCAGTGCGGCACGCGAGGAGCTACCGAGATCCTGTTCGAGTCGGTTGCGCCGCTTTTGCGACGACTGGCGATTCAGCGCATGGGCTGCGAGGCGATGCCGGGAGAGCTGGTACGCAGTCTAGAGCCAGAGCGGCGCCATGTGACGTTTGGTGGGGAGCGGGGCACAGCCCCACAACCTGCGCCAGCGGAGGAGAAGCCCCATGTGCGGTCCTAGCGCAGCCCAAAATACGGTTCAGGCTGATCAGATCAATCTGACCAATCAAATTATGAGCGAGAATTCCACGGTCTTTGGGGAGAGCCAAGGGATACTACAAACCCTCAACAGTACCTATGCTCCGATCCTCGCGCAAGGGCCGAACCAGACCGGATTCAGCAATGCGGAGGATACGTCGCTCAACACCGAGGCCACGGACCAGACTGCCGAGAACTTCAGCCAGGCGCAAAGGACGTTGCAGGAAAATCAGGATGCGCAGGGAGGCGGCAACAACTTCGAGCCGGGAGGCGAGGAAGCTTCGGAGGATGAGAGCCTGGCCGCCACTGCCGAATCGTCACAATCGGCTGAACAATCACAGATCCTGCAAGCCAATTATACGCAGGGCCGGCAGAACTTCAATACTGCGGCCGGAGTGCTGGGCGGAGTGGCTACCACCCTGAACCCCGTGGGAACAGCGAGCACGGCCGTGAGTTCGGGAGCGGCGGCCGCGACCACAGCCAATACGATTGCGGCGCAGAGCAATTCCATCTGGACGAGCGTATTGGGCGCGCTCGGCGGAGTGGCCGGAGAGGCGGTAGGAGATATTCCAAGCGGTACACCGACGCCGGCGAGCAGTGGAAGCGTGCCCAGCGTACCGATGAGCATGTTTGGAGGGTAGAGACCTATGGGCAATACGGCGAATATACCTTTTGTCGATCCACAATCCACTCCCGATCTGGGGCCAGTGGGCATGGGCAGCAGCACGCCTCCGCCGGCAACCACTCCGCCGCAACCCGCTCCCTCGCCGATCGAGAGCCAAAACCCTCCGCCGACCCCTCAGGCTCCCCCCGCACAACCCTCCGGCGTAACCGTCAGTCCGGACGGCACAGCGCGGCCGCAGAGCATTCCTTCGCGCGTATATCACGGCATCCTCGACGCGCTGGGAGGAACGAACGATGTCCAGCTCTCTCGCGATGCATCGGGAAAGATGATTGCAACATCGGTCGCAAAAACGCCTGGCGCGCAGTGGAAGCAGATCATCGGAGGCGCACTCGCCGGCCTTGCGGGAGGAGCTGGCCAAGTGGGACCCGGTAAATTCGGCCGCGCGGCCGGCGCCGGCATCAATGCCGGAATGCAGCAGGCGCAGCAACAGCAGAAGGCGAAGGTCGATGCGGCGAACGCGGATTACGACGAGCAGCAGAAGACACTTGTGCGCAAGGCGCAGTTGCAGCAGATCGCCGTACAAACCGCCGCATCGTCCTTCTCATTGGAACGAGCTAAGGTGAACGCGGAAGCGCTCGACTCAAAGATGCTGAATGATCACATGGATTGGATCAAAGACAACGGCGGAAGTGAGGTAGGCACCTTCAAAGACTATGCGGCCGTGAGCCAGTATGCGAAAAACGATCCTGCGCTCGCGGCCGATATCGCGCATGGACGCATCGCGGTTACACCCCATATCGAGAATGTGAAAGCTGAAGACGGGACAGAACACCAGCAAGTGACCGGCATCGATGTAGCGCGCGTGCCCGACCAGTGGGGCAACCAACTTAACGACAAGGACCTCCCGATCGACCGCATGGTACCGGGAGCAGACGGCAAGCCGGCAACGTGGGAGACTGAGACCATTCCTGCCGGCACGATCAAGAACAGCGATTACAACGCGGCGGTGCTGGCGACTGTGGCCCAACGAGCGAAGGCTGAGGGCGATGTCGTGGAAGAAAATTACAAGAAGGCCCAAACTCGCGAAGCCAATAGCGAGGCTAATAAAAATAACGTGGAAGCGAAGCAGCTGAACGAAGCTGGCGATACGGCCACGATCCAATCCAACGCCGCGCAGCTCGTTCATGGCTCGATGGACCCTGCAAATCTCAGCAAACGCAGTAAAACCTATGATGCGACTCTCGCTGCGGCAAATGATATTTCCATGCGCGAGACAGGAAAACCTTTCGATACCGCTAAGGCCACGGCCGATTACAAATTCGCCAGCAATCCGCAGACGAAAAACACACTCAATTACCTCAACTCTCTTACCGGCCGCGATAACAATGGCGGTAACCTGGGCACCGTTATTCAACTGTCCACCGCATTGCATCAAGGAAAGTTTCCGGCGCTGAATGATGCGGATCAGTGGGCGAAACTCTCCAGCGGCAATCCGCAGGTGGCAGCCTATCGCGCCGCATTGGTCGAAACGAGCGATCAGATCGCGAAGATCCTGCAAGGCGGAGGGACGGGCAACGGAACCAGTGATAAAAAACTCGAGCAGGCACAAGACTTATTGGACCGAGGGTTCAATACCCAACAAATGGCTGCAGTCGCAAATACAATGCGGGATCTCCTTGGCAATCGCAAGAAAGAAATGATCGGCGATAACCGTTATCTGACCCAGTGGTATGGAAGTGGCCAGACACAGATCACCGTCACCGACCCCAAGGGCGGTACACACATCTTCGGCAGCCAGGCCGATGCGGATAAATTCAAAAAGCTTGCAGGAATTCAATAATGGCTCCCGGCGCAACCATCGATTATGGCGCGCTGGCACAACAGGCCGGCGCGATTTCAAGTGCGCCGCCGACAAGCAGCGCGCCGGCATCGAGCAATACAGGGATCGATTATGCGGCGCTGGCCAAGCAATCGGGCGCAATCGCGACAGCGCCGGCACCGACACAGCCTTCCCCTGCAAGCCTCACGGCGAACCCAAATCATGAAGGCGTCTACCAGATGAAGGGCGCGAACGGCGCTGCCGCCATCCCCTATAGCAACGTGCGCTCTGCGCTGGACAACAGGTACACCTTTGCCAACGACCAGGAGCACGGGCGATTTGTAAGTGACTATCGCGCAGATCCGGCACGCATCGGAGGGGGCGCACGGCCGCTGAGCATGGCGAACGATAGCGGCAATACAACAGATGCCCAATATCTGCGCAATGCGGCAGGAGGGGCCAAGCAAGCGGCGACGGAAACGTTCCGCACGATTGAGCATGGCATACGCAATATCCCTGTGGTGGGTGAAGAGCTGGGCAAGCATGCAGGCCTTGACGAGCAGATAGCCAGAGACGACAAGACGATCGCGCAGCCAGCCGATGAAGGCGCAGGGGTGGGACGCCTGGCAGAGAACGTGGGTGAGTTTGCCGTGGGCGATGCGGAGCTGAAATATTTGGGGGAAGGCCTCACTTCGCTGGTAAAAGGCGCGAACTATGCCGAGAAATTGAAGGCAGTTACGCCGATCCTGAAAGCTGCGGCCGCACACCCCGCACTTGCGCAGGCGCTGGGTACCGCGATCCGCAGTGGACTGGTTACAGCAGGGCAGGCGGGAGCTCACGGCGCAACCGGCGAGGAGGCGCTGGAGGCCGGCGCGGAAGGTGCGGGATTTGGCGGCGCGGCGGATCTCGCTCTAGGAGGGGTGAGTCGCCGGATGAGCGGTTTCGCCGCGAAGACGGCGCCGGCCGTGGAAGATATCGCAGGGCAAGATGTGCAGACGCTGGCCTCACAGCGGCCCGGAACAGGGGCTAGAGGCGACGTGACGACGGCAGAAGTGCCCAAGGTTGCCCGAGCGCAGCAAGCAGCCGCGCCGAAGGTATTTCAGAGCGTGGCACAGCGGGCGACCCATGACGCGCTGGAGGAAGCGAACGCGGGACGTGTGAACCCCACGATCACCGAGCCATCCCGCTTACTTCCAGCTCCGGAGGGATCGCAGCCGTACAAATTCGTCATCCCCGGTACCGGAACCGAAGCCACCACAGCCGGCGAAATCTCGCAGCCCGCAGCGAAGGCAGATCAAGCAGCATTCAAGCCGCCAACCTATACGACAAGTTCCGCTCCGAAGCCCGCTATGCCAGGCGTGGAAGGATCTACCGGCGCGGACATCGCTACCAGCACACCGCGGGTGGCGGCGCATGACATCCTCACCGGAGGGGGAGATCTCCACGTCACAGATCCGGAGACGGCGCAGATGCATCTCAGCCGGCTCAACGATCTGGTCGACAATCCGCCGCCCAGCGTGAAGGGTCCGCAACTCAAAGCCATCACCGCCGCGCGCGACAGCCTACAGGACCAGCTCGACATGTACCACGCGCATGAACGCACGCTTCCCAACTTCCTTCCGATCGACTCGGCGAAGGCAGCGGCGGGAGTGGGAACGTTTGGAGAGGCGGAAGATCAGCTGCAGAACGCAGCCAAGCCGATCTATCAGAAACTCGATGAGGCGACGAACGGCGAGTTCAATAAGCTTAACCTCAAGCGTGCGGCGGCCGGCAAGCGCGGTGCATTGGACCAGAAATTCGAGATTGAGGACCAGATCGACAAGCTAGTCGAATCCGCACCGGGCATCACGCCCGCAGAGCGCGCCCAAGCTACCCAGCTATGGTCCAAGTCGAAGATCCTGGGTTCGCTGAACGACGCGATCGAAAGCGCTTCCAACGTGAATGAAGCCTATGCGAAGCAGGTTGCCGGCGGCCGCGTGGTGAGCGGATCAAAACTACAGAACAACCTCAACAAGCTCGTGACGAAGTATGGACGGCCGCGCATCGAGAGCGTGATCGGCGAAGATGGGATGCAGAACATGACGCGCATGGCCGACCTGCTGAAGACGCAGCCGAAAGGTGCGATGCAGCAGATGACGCTCAACATCTACCACAATCTTTTGCATGGCAAAGTCGGAGCCGCAGCTGGCGGAGTCGCGGGCCACTTTGCTGGCACTGCGCTGGGACATGGGCTGGGCGGCTATGAGGGCGCAGCCGCGGGCGCGCTCATGGGAGCGAAGGCAGAGCGGTATGTCCTGCAGCTCGCCGCCACTAACCCGCGCGTGGGACAGCTCTTAGATTTCGCCGCACGCAACGCCGTCAATCCGAGGATCTACGCGCCGCTTATCTCAGCCGAGATCCTGCGATCGCAACGCAACGAACCGAAGCCGCCTGTGACCGACCCCGGCAGCGCGGGATATCAGGAGCAATAAATGGCAAACGTCATCATCCGCCCCGAACATCAGGCCGCGCCGAAGGTAGAAGAGTTGCGCACAGCGCAGGTGATGCGCAGCGTGCGCAGCTCGAAGCATTCGGACCAATGGTTCAAAGATTACGACGAAGAGATGACGCCGGTGTATGACGAGGCGATGAAGCGCGAGATGGAGCAGCTGCGCTACACCACCGAAAGCAGCGAGGAAGCGGTAGAGATGATGCTGCAGCGATTCGAGGAGAACTATTGCAGCGAGGCCACGCGTAAGCAACGGTGGGACGGGCAGCTGCGATGGATGGGCAAGGAGGCCGAAGAGATGCGGCGCGGCCGCGTGATGCACGCTTACACGTTTATGGAGATTCTGCGGCGCAGTGGAGTCGATGCCCGGATTGACACGCCCACTCAACTGAAATGGGTGGAAGGAGAAGGCGGCGTGCTGAAGCATTTTGTGACGCCGACGATTTCGAGCGCACGGCTTTGGCTGAATCACGGAAGCAACCGAGGCCTCGTCGGTGTGAATGCGTGGGTGAAGGACGAAGCAACGGGGATGATGATTGAGAAGACAGTCACCAGCTTGCAATATCCTTACGGGCAGGAATGGAGCGTAATGCGCTTCGACCAATACAACATCCCGAAGAAAGAGAAGTATCGCGGATGGCGCACAACGTTGCTGGTGCTTATCATCGCGGGCGTGCTGACCGAAAAAGAAGCGCACAAAGCCTTTGGGGAAGGGCGAGGAGCGGCCAGTGAGTTTTACCAGATGCAGTTACAGATCCAGCGGAATCTCAGCATGGGGGTGAAGCAATGAGTAAGATTCTCGCGCCAGAGAGGGCGATTCGACAGGAAAAGCTAAAGGGCCAACTGAAGGCGAAGCGCAGCATAAGGGCGATTGACCAAGGCACCCTCTACGATATCCCCGGAAAGTTGCGCCATCTTGCCCGTGCAATCGAGAATGGCGAGGTGGGCAGCGTGCGCAACGGCATCGTCCTTCTCTCCACTTTTGAAGAAGGCTCTTTTCGCAAATCGATCAAGATGTATGCGGTAGGCCCCGATAGCCTCGAAGAAATGCATTGGATGGTTGCGACACTGAAAAACCGATTGGAACCATCATGACGCCAGATGTATTCATCAAAGGCCAGCTCGCGGCACTGGCTATACGCGAGGGTGCGTTGCACGGTGGCGTAAACAACATAGTCGCCGTCGCGATGGTGATGCGCAACCGCGCGAATGCCGGGTGGTATGGAGGGGAATGGATGGAGATCCTGCAAAACGCTACCGAGCGCGCCGGCACGAGATCCTATGCGTCCGGCGCCATCAATCTGCGCGATCCCTCCGTACGGCAGTTTCTTCAGCGTATCGATGACATCTATGATGGCAGCGAAGACGTTGATCTTTCCGCCGGCGCGCTTTTCTATTGCGAACTGCACCGCGTTGATGGAGAGTGGTTCAAGCAAAACATTCTCAAGAATCGAGAAGATCACCCAATGGTTGCCACCGTGGGACCCGTAACGTTCTTTCGATAGAGGCACCATGCCGAGCACTCCACAGATTACGATCGCGGGCAACCTTGCGGACCTCTTCGGAGATGCCGAGACAGCCACGCTCATTGTGCAGCTATGTGTGTTTGGCTCGCAGCTCCCACGCGTGAGCGGCACGGCCGTGATCGCGCAGACAGCACCGCTCGCGATCACCGCGACGGGAGGAGCGTACAGCTTCAAGCTGTGGGGCAACGATGTGATTCTTCCGGCCGGCACGTTCTATACCATCCGCGTGGTGGATGCGAACGGTAATGCGGTACAGATCAATGCTTACCAATTCTCGGGAACTGAGACGGTGGATCTGAGCTCCGCGACGCCGTACAACCCGCCACCGCTGCCGCCATCCCCCGCGATCGCGGTGCTCACCAACCCTCCCGGCGCAGCCACACAGACGATCCACAGCAGCATTGTGATCGATGGGGACCTCGAGGTAACAGGGTCGATCAACTTCTCTGCATCGATCATCGACGTGGTGCCTTCCGGTGGAGAGGCGACATTTGACTTGAGTGCCGGCACCGTCTTCCGCATCGTGCTGGACCAGAATGTGACGACGGTGAACTTCAATGAGCCCACCCCTGGTGCGAGCTATACCTTCATCATCGTGCAGGACGGTACCGGAGACTGGGAGTTCACCTGGCCAGCCAGTGCGTTGAATGCGATTACGCCGGTAAACCCGGTGGCCGATGGAAAGACGGTTTGGTCCGCGATCTGCGATAGCGACGATACCCTGATGTCGCCAGGCTACTATCCGTAAGGAGGCGAGAGCATGAAGAAGATTCTATGGTTTGTCGTGGTGATGCTGTATGTGCCGCTGGCCACTGCCCAGAGCAGCGGGCCGATCAATACGCCGCAGCTGAACAAGGCGTATTTCTTTGTGGGCACGTCTCCCTACAACACGACCATCCAGAGCGCGGTAACGGCCGCGTGCGCGGCCACGGCGCACAGCGGCCAGGTGATTGTACCGCCAGGGGTGAGCCCTACCGATGGCCCCACCGCAGCGACCGGCTGTGCCGGCGTGACGATCGTGGTGCAGGCGAGCGTGACTACCTGCTACACCTGGGGCAGCGCTGGACCCTACACCAGCAGTGCGTGCGTGGCCGGCGTGAGCGGAGGGACCGTGACGAGCTTCAGCTCCGGCAATCTGGCGCCGCTGTTCACCACCAGCGTAGCGACTGCCACGACGACGCCGGTGCAGACCTATACGCCCGCTACCGCCGCGCAGAATGCCGTGCTGGCGGGGCCCACCGCCGGAGGGACGGGAGCCTATAGCTTTCGCGCGCTGGTGACCGGCGACCTGCCGACCGGCATCCCCTTTGCCAACCTGGGAACCATGAGCGCCAATAGCGTGCTGGGAGCGCTGACGGCGACCACGCCGAGCGCGCTGGCCATGCCGACCTGCAATGGAACGACGAACGCTTTGACGTGGACGACGGGAGCGGGCTTCGGATGCAATTCGCTCACGCCCGGAAGCGGAACCGTGACCAGCGTGGGATTGAGCATGCCCACCTACTTCAGTATCAGCGGGAGCCCGATCACCACCAACGGGACGCTTACGGTGACGGGCACGAGTGAGTCCGCCAACTTCTTTCTGGCGGCTCCGAATGGAAGCACAGGAGCGATGACGCCGCGCGCGATCGTGGGCGCGGATCTGCCGGCGGCGACCACCAGCGTGCAGGGCGCCGTGATTTTGCCTGCAGGAGCGAGCAGCAACACCCTGGGAACCGCCGCGATCCTAACGGCTACAGGAGGCCTGACCTATGCGGCGACGGTGGCGAACAGCGGCTTCAGCGCGAATGAGATTGCCACCTTTACCGGGACAGGGGGGGGGATAGGTGGAACCGGCATCTATGCGCCGGCGACACTGATTCCCAGTTCCGGCATGAGCTTTCTCCAGATCGCTTCTAACGGCGTGATGAGCTCGATTGCAGGCATCACGGCAAGCTGCCCAGGACCGAGCTGCGGGGTGCAGCAGATCAACTTCGCGCCTTGCTCCACCACGACGTCGCTCTCTTCAAGCATCACGAGCTCGCAGACGACGATTCCTGTTACGAGCACCAGTTGCCTTTCCCCGAGTGGAGTGGTTGCCCTTTTTTTAAGTGGGGGATCGACGGGGGAATATGTGGCGTATACCTCTATCTCCGGCAGCACGCTGATGGGCGTGACGCGAGGCTACTGGGGAACGCCCCCAGCATCTCTTACCAGCTCCACCAGTGTGGTGGACCAGGTGAATATCGGCTACTCCCTGAGCTCGACGTCCATCCCTTATTACACGGTCTACCAGAACAACGCGACGAACTATAACCAAAACAACAATCTGGGCTGCATCGCGGCCAACTGCGTGGAATATGGCGCGGTGGCTATGTTCGCCGCTGGATTCGCGAGCACTGGGGCAATCTCTTCTATCTCGACAAACAGCAGCGGACTTTTCTTCCAGACGCTTACCTTGACGAACAGCTATACGGGAGGAAGCTGCGCGATGGCCGCCATACGCATTGGAGCCAACGGCAGCAGCACGAACGTGTGGGACATCGGCGACACCAACGCCAACTGCACGACCGGCGCGGACAATGGGGCAGGACCCAATACGCTCTATCTGCGCTTCAACAACACCGGCCCTGTAGGCGTGACCTGGACCTCGGCCTCAGGCATCGTGAGCCAGACGACGACGGGAGCTCAGACGGCGGCCGGCTTCAATCCGACCTCTGCGCAGACCACGGTGAGCTGCTCCACCTCCGGCACGGCCGTTTTTTCCCAGACCATGCAGGGAAGCAGCCAGAAGGTGGCGATCATCACGCTGAGCGCCTGCCTGGGAACGGCGAGCTATACCTTCCCCACCGCCTATACGGCCGCGCCTTCGCCTTATGGGACTTCGGGATTGACCTCGTTGGCGAGCAGTGTTTCCACTACAGCGGTGACGGTAACGGGAACGACCAGCACAGGAACATTCGGGCTGGTTGGCTATTAACTATGATTTCGAGGAGAGATACATGCGAAACGTCGTACTCATTTTTTTGTTGCTGACGGCCGTAACCTATGCCCAAACGCCCGCAGCCCCCGTCCCTGCGATCGACTTTACCGCGACGCTGAACGGGCTGGACGGCAAGCCGATCAGCTTGACGGCGGATAAAACCCCGTTCACCCTGGGAGATGCGGCCGTGGCGGCGCTCGAGGACATGACGGACAGCGATAAGAATGCCAGTGGCCTGGAAAAATTCAAGCTCGATGAGCTGGCCCGCAAGATCTACGGGAGGAAGCATGTGGTGCTTCATCCGGAGGAGATCACCTTGATCAAGGAACGTATCGGCAAGATCTACGGGCCGGTGATTGTGGGGGCGGCGTGGCGGCTGCTGGACCCTGTCATGGATGGAAAGGAGGGACAGTGAAGCAGACGATTTTACGATGGCTCAAACAGTATTGGGAGGACGTGAGACGCCCCATTACCGAAGAAGAACGCGCCGAATGGCGGCAGCTCGGTTGGTGACCGTGCGATAGTAGACGCATTGCAATCCTTTTGGCAGATTGGCCTCCGCGCGTCGGAGGCCTCTTTTTGTTTGACACATGAGCATGGTATGGGGTTATGATAGCCCCATGAGCAAAGCGTACAGCGCAGAGGAACTCCGGAAGATTGAATTGAGCTTCGCGTATGAGCTGGCGAGTAGCTGGATCGACAGCGAAACGCTTCCTAGTTATGCGAAAAACAAAGAGCCGCTGCTCGACTGGCATGATCTCGCGACGGCCGACGCGGATCTCAGCGATGCGATGGCTTATCTGGAGTCGCGGCGGCTGATCGAGCGGCATCCGGAGCATCCGACGTGGGTTCGCATCTGCGATGAGGATGAGCCGTTGCCGGCTGTACCTACCGGCCTAAGCGGAAATAATGAGCCAGCATTTTCGCAAGAAAATGAAGTCAAAGACGGGACTATCACCTGGACACCCGCCTATTCCCAAAAGAAGCCCAGCCCATCTGCCAAACCCGAGGAGAAAGACGATGCCAAATAAGAAGAGTGCGAAGAACGAAGCGGCCGAGACGAAGATCGAGAAGGTTCCGGAGGGCTCGCACATCGTGGAGCTGCTGGTCGAGAACATCATGAAGGTGCGCGTCGCGCACATCAAGCCCAAGGGCAGCGTGGTGCAGATCACCGGGAAGAACGGCCAGGGCAAGACCAGCGTGCTGCGCGCGATCGCGTGGCTGCTGCTGGGCACCTCTGACGTGCCCAGCCAGCCGATCCGCGCCGGCCAGCGCGTGGGAATGATCAAGGCCGACATCGGCGATTTCATCGTGACGCGCTACTTTACCCGCGTCGACCCGGAGAAGAGCGCCAAGGGAAATACCTTTCTCACGAAGCTGGTGGTGGAGGGGAAAAACCGGGAGATCTACCGGCAGCCCCAGGATGTGCTGAATGGCGTGGTGGGTAAGTTCAGCTTCGATCCGCTGGAGTTTATACGGATGGAGGATAAGAAGCAGCTGGAGACGCTGCGGAAGCTGGTGACGTTCGACATCGATCTTGAGGCGGTGCAGGCCGAGATTAAAACGGCCTATGACGAACGGCGGGATGCGGGAAGGATCTTCGACAGCGCCAAGGCCCGGCTTTCGGCGATGGCGAAGCCGGAGGATGGATTGCCGGAGAAGCTCGTCGACGTGACGGAGATCACAAAGAAGCTGGAGGGCGCGGCCAACCACAACACCATCGCCGCCCAGCAGAGAGCAAGGAAAGTGGGCCATGAGGAGCGCGCACAGTCATACGCACAGCAAGCTGCAAATCAACGCAAAGAGGCCATTGATCTTCGCCGTAGAGCCGACGAACTGGAGGCCGAGGCTGTAGAGAGCGTCAACCAGGGCGCGGAGGCCTTGGCGAGTGCCGCCAACGTCTGGATTGAGGAGGAGGTGAACACTGCGGATCTGACGGCGGAGATCTCGACGGCCGTGGACACCAATAACAAAATCCGCGCGGCCTTTGGTTATCACACGGCGGAGGATGAGGTTTCGGACTCCAATGCGGAATGGGAGCGGCTGGACGCGATCGTGAAGGGCCGCACGAAGGATCTGGAGGACGCCCTGGCGCGCGCGAAGATGCCGATCGAGGGATTGAGCATCGGCAACGAGGAAGTGCTCTACCAGGGACTGCCGTTCGGGCAGGCGAGCAACGCCGAGCAGATCCGCGTGAGTATGGCGCTGGGCATGGCCAGCAACCCCAAGCTGCGCGCGCTGCTGATCAAGGATGGAAGCCTGCTCGATGCCGACAGCATGGCGCTGGTGACGGAGGCGGCCGACAAGCATGGCTTCCAGGTGTGGATCGAGCGCGTGGACGCCAGCGGCAGCGTGGGCGTGGTGATGGAGGATGGCGAGGCGAGTGGGGATGAGGTGGTGGTGACGGAGGTGACGAAGTGATTCGCACTGCGAAGAAGATCTATTGCGATAACGAGCACGGTGTGGGTGACGTGTTTTTCCCTGAGGATGGGGATTACATCAGCATGCTTACCGTTGCGGAGATCCGCCGCCGCGCGAAAGCTGCAGGATGGCTCAGGACGAAGCGCAATGACTATTGCCCGCAGTGCGCGATCGACGAATTAGAGCTGACGGAAGACGAAAAGGAAGAACGCCGCTTGGCGTTGGAGGCGAAGTGAAAAAACTTTACGACCAAAAATGTTTCGAACTAGCCACGTTCTTTCTAAGAGACGAAGCGAGTACGGCAGTAACAGCAGGCCACGTCGACGCGAAGATCGATTCTCAGGATAACGTTGACAATTTGGCGATGGAGATCCAGCAGACGATCGAGGATTTTCTCGCGAATCTGAGGGAGGCGAAGTGATCGATACCATTTACATCATTTTTTGCGTGTTGCTGTTTTTCAGCGTGCTGTGGGGACTGTTTTCGCCGTTGCCAGAAACGCGCGAAGATGAGGATGACGAAAAGGAACCCAAGTGATGCATACCGTTTGGTTGATTCTTATCTTTCTGCTTTTGTGCAAGCTGGGAGAGAACCCGAAATGAGCGCAACCTTCAAGCTGAAATGTGTGGGCTGCGGAACGATCGAGAAACGTCTCGCAGCTGAGTGCCGCGAGCAACCGTACTGCAAGAAATGCTTCATGCCGATGGTGCTTGAGGAAGTGAAGGTGAACCGATGACAAGAGAGAAGATCCAAAATCACATCCTGGCGATGGTCGTGGGCCCTGAGGAGAGTGCGGTGGTTTCATCGATCCTGCTGGACACCCTGCAGCCGCCTGTGGCGCAGCGGAGGCAGTTTGTGTGCGAGCTCGCGTGGGATCTCGGTTGCCTGGTGTATGAGTGGCCGGATGGTGGATATCTGTTCACCCCCGACACGATCGACGCCGAAGGGTTTGGGAGATTCTGCGCGGCGCGGGAAGCGTGGGAAAAAGCTCAGCGAAATACGACTGTGGAGAGCCAACCATGAAGCTGCCAAACTATACAGAAAATGACATCATCGAGCGACGTGATGAGTACAAGCGAGCTTTGCGCTTCGAGACACAAGCTTCGCGAACCGTGCGGCATCACTGGGCTCTCCTCGTCAAGATGCTCGATGACCTCTTGGAATATGGGAGGGCCAAACCACCTATGTCCCTGGCTCCGGAGAAAAAGCCATGCGCAACGGTCCCAAGCGTTGGGAAGTGACCCGGTGGGTTTTCAGTAACCGGCCGTACCGCGTGTACGTTGAGCCCGCGCAGCTCCGCCTCCTCGAGATCCGCTACCTGGAGTTTGTGCGGACGCCGCAGACGCGAGTGGCGATTGAAGAGATGCTCCGCGCGGCCACGGATTGCCCGGCAGAACGCATCGAGGCGCTGCGGATGACGCTGATGGCGGGTCTGTTCCTCGCGGGACGTACAGGACGCGGTGGACGCCTGATCGACTGGGCCAGAGGCGAGGATGGACGCACGATCGAGCGGTTGACGGATCTGGGAGTGACCTGGCTGCTAAGTGTTGGAGAGGAGAATCAAGATGCCGAAGCAAGCTGATGAAACCCCGTTCCCCAATTTGCAGCGCGGGGTCCTGGACGAACGAGAAATCCAGAACGCTATCGATGGCATCGTCGAATATTTGCGTAGAAAAGGACCGGGAGAATGGTGGCAGATCCCAATTTTTGAGCTGCCGTTCCAAGCGAGGATCGTTCTATATGTCGTAGCTAGGCTACGACGGGAGGGGCGCATCCAACTAAGACAAATACGTTCCGCCAGTGGACTCAGCTTCATCTATGAAGGTCGCGCCCTGGCTGGCGAGTGTGAGGGAGGAGAATCTGGATGCTGAAGCAAACTAATCCTAACGTCTCGATTGTTGTCCGAGCCCGCATGAAAGCCTTCGATCACTTGCCTGCGTGGGTGTTGTGCTGTAAGGCAATGACTTGGCACATGAGAAAGGCTGCGGCATCTGGAGAGGTTTTGGAGATTCGGTCGGACCGTAGCTTTTATGCATCAGTCGAATGTCCGTGGTGCGGAAGGGTTGACGAAAATATAAAGCACATGCAGCTCGCGAATGATTCTTCACTCGCAATCTTTGCAGATACGTACGATTTTGACGAAGGAATCGAATGCCTATCCTGAAAGAAGAGCGCGGGCGGTATCCGAAGGACTGGCCGGCGATCAGCGATCGCATCCGGTTTGAACGCGCGCAGGGGCAGTGCGAGTTTTTGACCGAGGATGGCAACCGCTGCACGGCTCTGCATGGCCATCGGCACCCGTACACCGGCGCGATTGTTTGCTTGACCGTGGCGCATTTGAACCATAAGCCGGAAGACTGCGGAGATGAAAATCTTAGGGCTGGCTGCCAGCTGCACCACAATCGCTATGATGCGCACCATCGCTTGGTGAATCGGCAACGCCGGCGCCGGGCGCAGAAGCAGACTTTGGAGTTGTTCAGTGAGTAGATTCGGAGGAGCAAAATGAGGGAGCCGACCAAACAAATGCGCAAGGCTCTGCGCCGAGCGCGGTACATAGCGGGGCTGGGGAAGACGGCCTATAGAGTAACGTTTTCGGCGGGAATGCCACTAGACTCAACCAAGAGAATCCGGGTGAGAGATGGAGTTCCAGTGGGACCGAGCACAACCTATCTGAATCGTGGGGCTGATTGGTATGTCTTGACCGACTTGCGGCAAAAGGGAAAAAGCGGAATCTGTGCGGCAGATATGACCATCGGTGAATCGGTGAGCTACCACCTTGGATGTGACGAGCATGGCAACGCAATGGCCGTCTACGACGAATCCGCTGAGGTGGTGAAGAAATTTTATGAGAATTGGAATAGGCGCAGCGATCAAATCTAAATGCCGCGGCGATCGGGTGTGTGATGGTTGAGCGCGGCGGCGATCCGCTTGGCCATCGTGTTACTGACGGCCGTGCAGATCGCCTTGTCGCCCAGCATGACGCGAGGGCCAACGGGTGAGTAGTTTTGCGGCGCGGGTTTAGGCGGTGTAGTCAACTTCAACTTCTTTCCCGGATCGTTTTGACGTAGTTGAGGAAGGCCTGCAGCACAGCTGGATCAAGATAGACCTCGTTGGTGGTGGTGACACCGTTCGAGGCGAAGAGACGGATCATGTCGCCCGTGCATTCAGCGTACAGGCCATCGCCCAGATACTCCACTTTGGTTAGCTCGTCATTGGGCATTGCGGAAGGCCTCCCCGGCTTTCTCTTCGGCTTCGATCTTAGCGCCGCAGGCGGCGCAATAGTCTTGATCTTCATACCACCAGGGCTCAGGTGTGCAAACACCATCGATGATGAGATGAGGATGAAGGGGAGCGCGCCCGTTAGGATTTTCGGGAGTACCCGCATAAGGATTGAAGCCAAACGCTTGGCAATAGCACACAGCCAGATCGTCGTGCATAATCAGGTGCGATTCTCCGCAGTCTGGGCATTCGTCTGTGAGCTGCTCAGTCTCAAAGTCGAACGCGCAATCTTTTGCGTCGACTTGAAAGTCCTCGGAGGAATTTTTACCGAAGATCTCGCGCGAGGCTGCCATGGCCTCGGCGGTTTCTTCGTCCGGTGCCTCGACTTCGGCGATGTACGTGGTGGAAGCGGTGGCCGTGACTGTCATTCTGAAGAGGGCCATTAGCGAATCCCTAGTCTGCCGAAGAACGCTGCGGCGCGGTTGAAGGTGGTTTGGTGGATGCACACGCGATCTTTGCCGGACTGCTTGGCATGGTACATGGCGCGGTCGGCGCGATCGAGGATGGTGGAGGGATGCAGCATGGTGGCGTCCAGATCCGCCACGCCGCAGGAGAAGGTGAGAGGACCGCCAGCGGCGCATCCCTGGCGGAGGGTGAAGGCGATGCGCCGGCAGAGCTCCGCGCCGTCGACCTGGCCGGTGCCTGGCATGATGACGGCGAACTCTTCGCCGCCGATCCGCGCGACGACGTCGCCGGCACGCGAGTGGGCCGCGAGCTGCGCGGCGAGGAGACTGAGGCAGCGATCGCCGGCGGCGTGGCCGTAGGTATCGTTGCGGCGTTTGAAGTTGTCCAGATCGATGACGGCCACGGCCAGCGTGGTGCGCGTGCGGCGTGCGTGCGCGAAGGCCTGGGCGAGCCGTTCGTCGAAGGCGCGGCGGTTGGCGATGCCGGTGAGTGGATCGAGACGCGCGAGGGCTTGGAGCTGCTCGAGCTCGGCGCGCATCGTGGCGATGAGTTGGTGCGCGTCCTGCAAGGTGGTGGGTTGGGGTGGTGCGGCGGGAAGAGTTAGAAACATGCTGTACGTCCTTTCGGGGCTGGGTAAAACCCAAGGGTGGTGCGGTTAGATTGCTTCGGCCACTTCGGAAGAAGTCGCTAGCATATCTGCGGTGTCGGCCAGCTCTTCAAATCGCATGCGGAGAGCAGGTTGGCTTAGGGCCTGCACCGACTCCGCAATGTTTCTGAAAGATGTTGCTTTTGTTCTCAGATCTTCGGATGTGTAATCGATTATCGGGTTGACAGTAGCAAAATAGTTTTCCTGATCGTCCGCAGCTATTTCCAGGGCGTAGATGAGGCCATCGAGTTGGTGCGAAGTAAGGTCAATCATGAAATTCCTCTTTCCTTTGATAGGGCAAACGTCGATTAGAGATTGGTTTTGTCTGTGAGGAGCGGGCGAACGTACAGGCCGATCATGGATACAGCCGCGAGGATAGACGGAGCGAAGATGATTGCGAGGAAGAGATTCATGGTGTGGTTCCTTTCGGGGCTGGGCGCGATGCCCAGGGGTTGATATTGCACCAGGGGTTTGAAATCTAGTCTTCGACGATGTGCCAGTTGTGATAGAAGCTGGGAATCGTCGTAGCCGTAGAGGTGTTTTGTATTGCGTTTATTTGCCCACCCTTCATCACGAGGATCACGGTGCGAAACATGCCGTAATCGTTCACAGCTTGTACCGTGCGTATCGTTTTGGTTCCGTCCTTGCGTACCTTGTCACCTATCTTTATCGATTTGAATGTCTGATTGTTCATCATTGCGCTATCTCCTAATAAATTAGTTTTTAATTCAGTCTGCGAGTAGAAGTTCGGTTTGGAGCTGCATGAGTGAGGCGCGAACGTTGTTGCAGGCCTCTTTGACGATGCGGGCGAAGTTGGGACGCTTGGCCGTTTGCGGCGCTTCTGCATCCCAGACGCGCTCTAGGAGTGCCGCGGTGTCGGTGGATTGACCGTGAGATGAGAACTGTACAGGGATGCAGCGTGAGATGAGAACTGTACAGGGATGCAGCGTGAGATGAGGCGATCCTGTAGCTTGTCGGTGCTGTTCGCCGTGAGGATGAAAAGTGTGTCGGGCGCCGGTGCGGTGCTGTCCAATACAGATAGCATGTAGAGCTGCGCGGCGTTGCTCATCTGGTCCGCTTCATCGATCAACACAATGTGACGCTTGCAGCCGGCACACGGAACGTAATGGCAATTGCTCACGACCTGCCGTATACGCTCAACGTTGCAATCCTGCGATGCGATGTGGTGAAGCTCGGCCGGCATCTCTTCGGCGATAGCGAGAGCGAGGGTTGTCTTACCGATGCCCGTCTCGCCGATGAACAACAGGCCAGCGGTGCGAGGTGGAGTGGATGCCATCTTCGCGGCGATGCGGCGTGGCTTATCAAGGCCAACAAAGTCGGCAATGCGCGTTGGGCGGTATTTCTCAGTAAGGATGTCAGTGGATGACGCGGAAGGTGCAAAGAGCGTGTTCATGGGATACGTCCTTTCGGGGCTGGGCATTGCCCAAATAACGATTACAGCTATGAAGGTATAGCAATACTCGTTCGCGTGTCAACGATAAAATGGGGGCATACCCCACAAGCGGTAATCATTGTGGTTATCCCAGCGAATTGGGGGCAGAGTGAGTGCGGAACAGGTGCGAGATGACATCGCAAGGAGGGATACCCTCCCATTATCAGGCGTCCAAGTGAGCGCGGAACGCCGGCCAAGTGAGAGCCGAACGCCCGTCAAGCCAGCATAGATACAGTGCAGGGAG